CCGTTGTTGACGGATATGACACCCAAAGAGGCGAGATTGGCCCGCCCGCTGATTAAGACACTGCCTGATACCACGCTTGCTCTAATCGTCATAGTTACGCATCCAAGTCAATGACTGTTTCGGCAGTGATGCCCATGAAATCGCCGCTTTTGTACACCAGTTCTACGGCATCAGAGAGCGCACCCACCGCGTTATCGTCCACCGTAATCACCCCATTGCTGATCACCCCCGCATTGCTGGAGAGCAGCACATTGCCGCTTGGAAAGCCATCGAGTACCAGGATTTGCGCATCCGTGGCGTCGGGAATGGGGCTTACCCCGTCTTGTTGCACAATCTGTTTGCTGCGCACGCCCAGATTTGTACCCGTGCCCGTGGAGCCCGTGAGGTCAAATGCGAAGGCATACTCCGCCGTAGAGCTGCCGGTGGTGACGCCGTTCAGATCCGCAGGCAGCGCATCGACTGCGGAAAACGTGATCACATAGCTGTTCCAGCTTTGCGAGCCATTGCTGTTACAGCCACTGTGCCAATAGTCGTCCATGGAAATAACCATACGAATGTTGTCACCCACCGTCACGGGAACAGAGGTATCGAACACCCCCGACACTTCCCCCGTGGCCATATCACCCAAATACACTTCAGCCAGTTTTAACAGTGTGTCGGGATCGTACAAACCAATGCGTAAATCACGCCCGGCAGAATTGTTAAAGTACAACGTAATACCGGTGATGGTGCCCGACGCCAAAATGGGGAAATTACGCGCCGCCGCTACCGAGGGATTAAACGTAGTGATGGTGGAACCGTCATAAATACCGTTGCCTGCCAATATCGCCATGGATCACCTCACCTGAAAATTGGAGCAACGGATGTTATTTTCGTTGGCCACGCACATATAAATCGGTTCCTGCCCTTCTTTCAAACCGCCCAACCACAAAATGCCCTCAATGCGGGTATTGCTCCAAGACGTAATCGGACACAACATGCGTTTGTTTGCACTGCCAAATGCCCCATTGGTGATTTCCACCGAACACATGGCTTTGGTGCCCAATACCGGGTGGCCCACGGCACAGTACAGATAGCTGTAACGCCGGTCCCGCTCACTGCGTAGCCAGGCCATATATTTCATGCGGTCCCACCAATCCGGCACTTTGGTCGTGCCCCCGGTGTGGATCACTTCTTTCATGAAACTGTTGCCGGCCAAATCGACTACGGTGGTGCCGATAGACGCGGAGCTGTGTACCACTTCCGCGATCAGGGCACCCCCATAACACGCCGAGTTGTATTGATTCAGGCTGTCGTAACCGGGCAGACGCACGGCAAACGAAATGTGATTGTGCTCAGCAAAACCCCAGTGGGATTCCAGAGACGACGCTTTACCGTCGAGCTTCGGCAGACTGTTGTACGGGCTGTTGTTGCCGCCCAAGCGGTACGCCAGCCCCCCAGAATGGGCACAGGCAATCATATCGTGGCCCTCACCTTCGGTGCCCTGATTGTCGCCGCGATTGCCGTACATGCACCAAGTGTCTTTGGTCGAAGACGGGCTGTAGCTGTAGCCATTGGCATCACTGCCCGGCTGGGGGACGACGAGCTGGTTCCAGTCGTAATTGGGGAAATAATCGGGGTCGCGGATCACATTAAAAACCTTGTATTCCCGGAACGGCACGGCCCCATGCCAACGGGCATCATTGCCAATGCCCAGCGCCGCCCGCACACTGTCATCGGCATCCATGTAAAAATCCACATTGTCACCGGATTGCACAAACGCCAGGCGTCCATCAAACGGCGCCACATCCGCCACCAATGTTTTCGTGGTGCCGTTGCGCCAATGGGTGCCATTGATCACCGTGCTGTTATTCAGCACATCACCGACCGAAAACGCGGGTGCGGTGGGTTGAAATGCGGCAATTAGAGTAGGTCCATTGGCCCCAAACACGTCCCCCGTGATCACAAACGGCTTGCCTTCCGCAAAACCTTCGGGAAACAGCACGCTTTGAATGCCGAAATTACCCGGATCAGTGGGAATGCCCGGCGTGCCCACATCGGTATCGCCAGGCTCAGCGCCTTCCGGCACCGCGCCAGGGCAGAAGATGCGGCGCCCGGAGCCATCCCGACCCTGCCAGAATCGGCCTGCGGCATTGAATCCGCTCGGTGTTTTTACCGCCATGCTGTTCTCCTATGCGTTGCCGTCTGTGACGGTGACTTCGGCCACAAATGAGTAACCATTGGTGCGTACAAACAAAATACGGTCTTGGCCGATGGCGCCCACCAGATCATCATCGATGGTCATTACCCCGCCACTGATTACCCCGTCACTGCCACTCATAAGAACCGTGCCATCAAACGTGTCTTTGAGCTGGTATTCCGCACTAGTGGTATCAGCAATGGGTGTTTCGCCGTCTTCAATCACGATCAATTCTGTTTGAATGATTGGGTTCGGAACCGCACTGGACACCACAAAATCCACTGTCGGGATATCGGAATAGCCGGCGCTGGCCGACGTTTGCACCAACCGCAGTCGGTAGGTGTTGCCGTTGGTGAGTGATAATCCGCTGAAATTCAGAGTAATGGCCGTGCTCGACACGGCCTGATCCAAAATAGACGCGGTGGCCGCTGCACCCAGCACATTGTTCCCCGCCGTGACGTTCCAGGCGTCCAGACCAGAGCAATTGTCTGTGGTATCAATGATGGCATCGATCACCCCGGTGGCATCGTCCGTGTCCAGGGTCACGGTGACAGCGGATTCAGTGGCTGTGTCCACGCTCACGTTGGCCAGCGTTGGCCCTGTGCGCGTGCCCACCAAACACATGACGGTTTTCTTTTCCCCGGTGCTGCCACTGGTGGAGCCAATCGCCGCTTGGGTCCACTGACCCTCTGAATAGTCCCGCGCTTGGGCTTTCCAACTCTGGTTGACGGCATCAGGCGCAATCTGGCCCACATCCCAATAGCCATTGGCGCGAAACTTAAATTGGTATTTGGTATCGGACGTGATGGCAACACTGGCTGATAGCGGCAACTCCACCACACCCACCGCCATATCCACCCCTTCCGCAGTGGCCAACAGGGTATCCCCGGCTTCATTCCACACACCAAAATACACATCTTGGTTGGCATCCAGATTGTAAACACGCAGATGGGTGGCGGTGCCGGTGGCCTGACCAAACATATCCCGCACTTGCGCCGAATTGCCGAATTGCGTTTGCACATAACTGGCGTTGTAGTCGCCGTAGTTGCCACATAAAATATCCATGCGTCACCCGAACGTTTGCGGTTGAACAAAGAGGGATTCGTTACTAAAGCCCTTGATCACATCGGCTTTCGCGTAACGCACCCCCCGTTCGTAAATCACTTGTTGCTCTGCCGCCGTCACCCGATCCGACCAGTCCCGTTTTGGCATTGAACACAACCGCGATACGGTGCCCGCCACCAGCTCGTTGAAGTAATCGTCATAGAGGCGTGAATAGATCTGCTTGGCCTTGGGCGAGGGCGCCAGTGCGGCCCGCACCGTCACCGCGCCGGGCTTATCTTCACTCGGCGTGGGCATCAACCGCAGCCGCGCAGGCTCCGTCTGGTGCCAGTACAGCGGGTCCGTGCTTTGATGATTGCGCCAGCCGGGCAGCTCAGCGTCCATGGTTTCCGGGGTTTTCGCGACCAGCGGCAGACCCGTCAATGTGTCGATCACCTGGCGTATGCCCGCAAGTTGCACCACCCCCGGCACGCTGATGCGGTAATCGGCCACCCCCGCTTGCAAATCAATGGGAAAGCTTTGCTGGTGGAAGTGGGTTTTTTTGCAGAAATCAATGGCCGTGAGCACCACGCTCAATTGCAGCATGGCGGCGTCGGCCTGCGGTATCGTAGCTTCTAAGATCGGCAAAAACTCCCGAACTGACACATAAGTGCTCATGTTTCCCCCTCTTTAACTTTGGGGCGACTTCGTGCGGCTCGTTGACTGCTCAAACCCAGCAACTGCATGGCCACGGCTCGCGCCGCTTCTGCCCGCTCAAAATGGTGTGGACTGCTGGAATCGGTGTTGTACAGCTCATACAAAACCCACTGCAAGACGGGCTCGGCAAAGCGATCATGGATGGGTAGGTCGTCATCCAGCGTTGCAATCTCCTGCGGCAGCACAGCGTAGACAATTTCAATCAGGGTGCCGGTCTTGATCGGTGGGTAGGTCCAGAAATACAGCGGATCAGTTTTGTCCGGCATCACTTCCAACACTTCGGACTCTTGCGGCTCCGTTTGCCAGTACGGGTCCAGCTTGGCCCGATCATCGGCAATCTTCAGCGCAATGGTGCGGCCCGGCAATTCTCCCCCGGTTTGAAAGTTGCGATTGGCCCCCAGAAACTGCGTGCCCCCAGCGGGGATGCTGTGACGCACACCCCCGGTCAGGGAGACCGTTTCTGTTTTCTGTGACGCATCCGTGCGCAAAGTAGCAATGGCCCGGCAGGCGCCGTTGAGTGCTTTGATAAAGCGCCCCTCGTTAAACGTCACCCACTCCACATCGGCCAAGTGCTCTGAGGCCCGGTCGGCCAGCTCCTGACAAATCATTTAAGTTCCCGCACGGTGTAGTTGTAGGTGGGCACGTCGCGGGATACCAGCTCATCGGTTTCCGGGTCACGCTCGAACACGGTTTGCACCGCATCGGTGATCGATGACAGCACGGATTTGGGCACCTTGATCGGCATATTGCGCTTGGCTAAAAACTGGCGACCGTTGCACGCAAAGAAGATGGGCGCATTGCCCTGTTTGCCTTCTGCCGCCGGGAAAACCACTTCCACGCATTCTTCTTCTTTCTGACCTTTTGCGACGTGCTCAGCGTCGGCTTGCTGCTCCATCAACAGATCAATCATCTGATCCTTGGTCCAGTGATCTTGCGGCGCAGTACCCGACGCCAGAATCAACTCCTGCAGCTCGGTTAAAGACTTCTTACCCAGTGATGCTTTTGTGTGTTTGCTCATTGTTCAGTCCTTTAATAAAAAGGACTCCCCCCTCAAAAAAGGGCAAGGCAATGTGGAGAGAGGGGAGCCGGTTAATTACAGCGGCGCCGCTGTCTCCATTCGCAAAATCCAAGCATGGTTTAGAATCACAGCCGCTTGGTACGCCTTCCAACCCGCATGACCCCGTTGGGCCAATGGATCGCTGTCTGACGGCTTGGGGTTCACCACCATCGGCACAATCGAGGTTTTGCCTTTTAATGGCACAATGCCGTAAGCGTCCTGACCCAACACCAACACCGGGTATACGTCGCAACTGGTGCCACCCGTGGATTCAAAGTTGCCACCCGCCGCACCCCCGGCATCGGCCCAGGATTCAAAAATGGTGGAGGTGACAATGCGGGTTTCTTCCACTTTGCCGATTTCCCCATCAAACGGGCTGATCTGGCCGTACTTTTCCACCGGCACGAAGCCTTCCATTTCTCGAAAAATGGGCTCACAGTCGGTATGACAAAGCGCAACAAAGGCGGCATTGACTTGCTCAGTGCCGTAGTCCGTTGTAGATCGTATGATGCGGGTGATTTTGCGGGTGTCTTGGCGCTTGAGCAGTTTCACCGCCCGGCGCAGCTCAGTTTTGGTGATCGCGGCGACCACATTGGCTCGACCCGCGACGGAGCCGGCGTACATGACGTTGGTGCCACCTTTCAACACATTAAACCGCACCATCTCGATCATTTGAGCGGCTTGCTCGCCCAACACATCCAATGCTTGTGATAACACCGGATCTTCGTGAGTGTCCATGATCACATCACTGATCTGCACGCGATCCCCATATTGTCCCAGTGTGACGGGGTAATCGGTGGTGGTCAGTTGACGGGCAGACGGTGTTACGCCTTCAGTCAATGGGTTAGGGGTTTTCGGGAAGCGCTCATAGCGCCGAAAAATCGCTTGCTTGGTCGAGTTTTGGGGTAATGGGTAAGCCTGGCCGAATTTCTCAAGCACCAAATACGGCATACCACGCTTCAATAATTGTTTCACAGCCCATCCCGCAGTACGGGGGCTAATGTCTCCATAAGCTGTTATCATTTCGCACCTTTAATTAGTTAAACGTGCGGCAACAACGACAACCGGGTCAGTCGAGATCCCAACCTGCGTCAAAATCGCTTTTATCAGCAGAATCTGAAGGTAGAGCAGAACGTCTGCTTGGAACAGCAGCAGCGGCAGCAGCGCGACGTGCCCGGTCATCGCGTTGCCGCGACTCCTGACGAGGTACGCTTGACTCACCTTGCGGTGCCTGCCAATTGGTATCGGTTTTGAAAGCATTGAGCATTTCAGCAATCTCTTTTGGCGTGCCTGAGTCAAGCGCGAGCGAGTACGCACGTTGCAGCGCTGGGCTTTCCAGGCTGTCAATGTATGTGCTCAGCTCATCCACCACGCTGTCGTTCGCCATTAATACATCAAACTCTGGAAACTCAGCCCGCACCTCCGCCTTGAACGCCTCTTTTCTGGCTTCTTCCTCTGCCTGCAAACGGTCGGCTTCTGCTTTTTCAAACGATTCAAGAAACGGTTTCATGGCTTCCTGAGTCTGTTTGATCGCATCATCCCTGGCACGTTGGCTGCGTCGGGCCATCTCCGCATCGAGTTCAGCATCAAACTCTTCTGCAAATTGAGGGTTGCGGTAGGCGGAACCGTCCTCTGCGTCATCACCAGGGGCCGCGTCATCGTCTGGCGGGCTATCCTTGGGCTGGCTCAGTTGCTGCTCAAGTCGCTGAATTGTCTCGCGCATCGAGTTGATGTCGTCAGTAAACTTTTCATAGCGACCCTCAGCGGATCGGTAGCGCTGGCGTTCTTGTTCCAATTGTTGCTGTAAATCGGCTTGCTCTAACGATCTATCGTTGGCTCCACTGTCCGGCTGCGGCGCGGCGTCCCGTTTCGCGACTGGGGTTGGAGTCTCGTCTACATCGTCAGCGTGGGTCGCGTTGTCATCCGCAGACAAATCATCGTGGTCGGGACCGTCGCCCCAACCCGCGTCAAATTCGGCTGCTTCGTCTAACGCTGTAGTGCTGTTTGTCATGTGTCCACCTTATTTGCGGGCCTTACGGGGTATCCGCGGTGTGTTTTTTTGGTATCCCTTGCGGGGCCATGTATGATCAGCAGAACTAAGCCTAGAACCAGTTTAAAAAATCTTACAAGTGTAAAACCGGCACCCCCCCCACCCCCTTAAAAGGACGACCATGTTAGACGATTACGATTTCACGACCCTGAGCCACACCGATTACCAACCTTATGAAGAGGAGCACCGGCTGTTTTTCGATTACGCCAAGGGCCGCTGCTTGGAAGACGGCTATCACTCGCCGCTGTTTATTGTCGTGACGCGCTCGGCTCATCATGTGATTGTGGCCGACTTTGAAGACGACGAATCTAAGCTCAAATCGTTGATAGCGGTACGCCAGTTTGCGTACATGAAAGAAGCCCATGTGGTCTATTTCATATGTGAAATGTTCATGAGCACCCGCTATGCCCGCACCGAGCAGGATGCGAAAGAAATCATGGATAACCGGCCCATACCGTCGCAAGATCCCGCACGCCAAGAGCATCTGATGTGTTTGTGCTGGATTAAAAACAAAGGGATGCGCGTACTCTCTGCCGCCATGCACCGCAACGACGAGGGCAAACTGGCGGAGCTGACCGACACCCCCACGCCGGAAAACACCGCTTATCTGTCGGTGGCCGGGTTTTTGTGCGGCGAACGGCTGACGGAAAAGCAAAAGTTTCATGCCCGTGACGCTTTTCAGTACCTGAGCCGGGTTAAAAAGCTGTACAGCAAAGATCACGACAAGATGAAAAGGGGATACAAAGACGCATTGCATTAAAAAAGCCCCCGAAGGGGCTTAGAGAGACCTAGCTGAAACACCATAGATTGGCTCTAAATGGCTTGCTAACTATAGCCTAATGTGTGTCAGGCACAAATGGAATGTGGCGAGCCTCCGCCAACATGGCCTTCGTTCTGGCCCAAATGGCTTTGGAGCGTTGGCTGTCGGACAAATTGAACTCCAGCCCGGCGTCAGTGATGAGCGGCTTGTCCTCCACCATCACAATCAACCCCATTACCCGCAAATCGTCCAGCAGTACCTCATCAAACGTTGAGTCGATGAAGCGTTTGCGGGTGATCTTGCCCGCACCTTCGGCAATGAAACACAGCGCCCGCTGATGCACGCTACTGAATACCTGGGGGATTTCTTCACTGATCTCGCTCTGCATCGTCGATGGCCCTTTTAAAATTGTCTTCCAATGCCTCCGCAGCCTCATGACGGCCATCCGCACGCAGCGCTTCCAGCACATAATCTAAATCGAGACCTTCTGTGTGTTTAGAGTAGCGCATGACCTCATCCTTGGCTAAACAGGGACACAACCCCACCATGGTTTCATGGACGAAACCGAAATGCTTCCAGATCGGGTCCGTGTTGCGTGTGCCCAGCATGGCACGCTCCACCACAGCAATGTTAATGCCGTTGTCTTCCGCCATTTGCAGCGAACGCCGCAACAACCCGCGACCCTGATATTCAGTGGGGAACGCCGCAAACATGATGCGCCAGAAGCCCTCTTGGCTGTGATGGTCCAACAGCATCCCGCCCGGCACCCCCGGCACGGCAATAATACAGGTGCTCTCAGGCTTGCGTAAGTTGAGTTCTTCCGGGTAATTGCCCGCCATGTTATAGAAATCAATGATTTCTTCGCACTTTTCTTGATAGTTGGCGCTTCGATCACCGCGAATGATCACCGGATCACTGTACAAGATCATGAGTCCACCCCCATTACGCGCTTGCCCATTTCCCGCAGCTCCCCGGAAGGGCTGACGTAGCGGTACAGGCTGGCCCGCGACAGATTCATTTCTTTCAGCAGCATGGCCACATCGGTGGCCGGATCACCCATGGCATGGCGCAGGTAAGACACCTGGTGCTTAGTGAGTGCTCTCGGCCTACCGCCTTTTCTGCCACGGGCACGAGCCGCTTTGAGGCCCGCTAGGGTACGCTCGCGGATCAGCTCCCGCTCATACTCGGCCATCACAGCAAAGAAGCCGTACATCATGCGGCCCGCAGGCGTGGTGGTGTCGATCATGCCCGCCCCGGTCAGCACTTGAAAGCCCACCCCCCGCTCGCGCAAGGTTTCCACCAGCCCCACCAGGTCTTTTAAACTGCGACCGAGCCGGTCCAGCTTCCACACCACCAAACAATCGCCTTCGCGCAGAGCCCGCAAACACTGCTCCAGCCCCGGCCTTGCCGTCGAGGCACCGCTGGCGTGGTCGCTGTAGATGTAATTTGCAGGCACCCCCGCGCCCGTCAGTGCATCCAATTGCAGATCCAGGTTCTGATCTGCGGTGGATACCCGTGCATAGCCAATCTTCATGTGCGTCTCCGTCTCTGTCTAAAATTGGCCTTGCGGCCAGGATTATAAAAGGCCTTAGCCTCTGCAAATAGCTTGGTTAATTTGGCGCAGGGCTTCAGTTTGCGGTAGTGCATGATATGCTCCACCGCTTCTGCATAGGCGCTTTCCCAGTCATGAGCCCCAAAAGTCCACGTTTTGTTAAACTTCAGATCGTAGTCTTGGGTGATCGTCAATCTCATGCCCTGCTCTAAAAAGCCGGTGTCATCGTGCCAGCGCTCGTACAGACTCAAACCGAACAAGCGCCCGTTGTCCCGCACCAGTTTTTTGTACGGGTAGGCCTTGGCCAACAACTTATCCGCTTGCTTGGCCGCCTTGTGTGCCTGTGCCTTGGTGCCGTAGGTGGACAGAGTGAAATAGAGCTGGTGCATTTTGTTGTGTGCTTTGCGTACAACGCGATAGCCAACGAATCGCCCCCGTGCTTTGTAAAGCGTGATTGCCATACACAGTCCTTAGTTGTGCCCCTGACTAAACACGCTATCTATCTGTCTCAAAAACGGGTGTTTTTGCAATGGCAGCGACTAAGGACGTTAGTGAAGGGAAAACGATATCAAAACCCGTTTTAAAAACAAAGTACAATTAAATGCTAAGCCGCAAGTTTTGAAATCAATAGATTGCGCCGAATGCGTAACAAGTCACATACATTTGTAAAGTTATGTGATAATGGCAATTTTTCATATCATGATTGGTTATTTTGTGATCTACTTTACATAGGGGACTCAACCCCTAACACAAAAAAAAGCAAACCTGACAGCCCAGAACTGAGGAGGGGTAGTATGTACTCCATCATCGACTATGTTCTGACGTATGCAGGTGTCCACACTGTTTTGCATCTTGTCATCTTCCAGATCACAATCTGGACCGCAAGCCGTGAACAGCGTCGTTCAACACGTCAAAATGAGGAAACTGCAAACGTCGTTCAACTAAGGAATTAAAACTATGCACAGGATCGGCAGGAACGCGCCAGGGGATTACTCCTGAGCGCGTTTTTTATGATCGAATTCGGCCACCCGGATGGCCTTGAGTATTTCCAGCTCATTACCGGCGTCTTGAAGAATCAGCACCACCTGTTCCGGTGTGCAGTGCTTTTTAGTCGCCGCCATGATCACGTTGGCGGCGTCCTCGTTGACCCGTGCCCGGATTTGCCACAGCTTGACCGTGAAGTGATAGGCCAGCCCTAGCCCGATATTCAAGGCTAGGCTGGCCGCTGCGATGTAGTTTAAGCCTTCCAAATGGCCAATCCCTCCTCTCGGTACTCCATCGGGTCAATGTCGTTGTCGAGCATGTAGTGGAGCAAGCCCAGCGCCTGCGACTTGTTGGCCAGGTTGACCAGATCACCCCGGTCCAGGCATTCCATGATTTGCTCCAGCGTCATATCGTAAGCGTAAACGTTGTCGTCTTGGTCAATCATCTAATACTCCGTTGTGGCAATCAATTCACCCTCTGACCAGACATTGACAGCCTCACTGTCTATCCAGCTTGCTTTCACCGCGATCAATTCACCCGCTGACCAGACATTGATCGCCTCGCGCTGCCGGTCGTACTCTCGCAGCTTAACCACCAGATCTTCCAGCGTCATGCTGTTTGAATGCTCACGCGCTTTAAAATCAACATCAAAGCGCACGTTCTTGTAGTGCTGTTTTACTGTGAGAATGTGTATTTCACCGATTTGCATATAACCCCCTAATACCTGACTGATAGACTCATTTCCGAATACAAACAGAATACGTTTGTATGCGATCAGTATGTCAAACTATCGATTGACTGACAAGCATTAAAGTAATAACATTGTTATTACATTCAACGCAACAAAAAAGGGGAAATATGGCTAAATATCTTTGGATTGTATTGGTTATTTTTATGTTGCCCGTGGTGTATATCGCCGCTGACAACAGCCCATTAATTCAAAACCTGATAGGAGAACAACGATGATCGTAAAACTGCGCAAAATCGGCAACAGCGTAGGCAATGTCTACCCCGCTGCAATCTTGGCCGAACTTGACGCCCACAGCGGTGATGAGATTGAAGTGGAAATCAAGCGCGTGGTCAGACACCCCCGGCACGACTGGGACAAACCCGAAGCGTTTGCCGGTGGCTTGGATGACCATGAAATGCTGTTAGACGACGAACCCACTCAGTGGGATGAGGAGGAATGGACGTGGTAATACATCGTTTTTCAGTGTGGTGGGTGCAATTGAGCCCCACCCAGGGGGCGGAAGTGGCCGGGCAGCGTCCGGTGGTAGTGCTATCACCAGACGTGCTCAACCGCCGCGTGCGTACAGTTATCGTTGCCCCGATGACTCGCACACTACGAAACTGGTCTAGCCGAGTGGTGGTAGATCACAAAGGCCAAGTCGGTGAAGTGGCCCTTGATCAACTGCGCACCCTCGACCAAACCAGACTGCTCCGTCCGTTCGGAATGCTAGATGCAAAACACCACCCGCAGATTAGCGGTGTCCTGCTCGACCTATTCTGCCTGTAAACCGTGAGCCCCGCAATGGGGCTCGCTTCCCTTCTTTTTTTGATATACATTTGTAGTCACATTCACATACATAGGGACTACGTTTGTATGCCTAAGCCCTACACTTTAGTATTCGCAAATTGCAAAGGAGGCGTCGGCAAGACCACCACATGCCTGAGCATCGGCTGCTGTTTGGCGCAAATGGGTCACAACACTTTGATGATTGAGTTTGACCACCAATGCAATCTTTCCAACGACTTAGGCCGCGGTGGCTTGGCCGTCAACGAACAGGGGGAGATTCAGGATTTCAATCAAGAACGCACTACAACGGATCTGTTTGAGAATCCCAAAACCGACATTAACAGCCTGATTTACTCGGCCCTGGACGGCGACCAACCGATTGAGAACCTGTCCATCATGCCCGCGGATCTGGCGCTGTCATCCATGGCCCGCAATGCCATGCGCTTTCGGCACCGGGATTTAATCCTGGCCGATGCCCTCAAGGGACTAAAACCGGGCTTTGAGTTCATCTTGATCGACTTGCCCCCAGCCATCGATCTGACCGTAGAAACCGCGCTCTACGTCGCTGATCAAGTGATCATTCCAATTGATATGTGCGTACGAGCCGTTAAAGGCATCGAGGACTTTTTGCAAGTGGTGTGGGAGGTGCGGCGCGGCGAAGAGGTGCCGTTCATGCTGGTCAAAACCAAAGTCAACCGTGCTCACAAAACCATGTACCATGCTGTTGACGCCCTCATCAAAAGCTACGACTACCCCGTGGCCAGTACCGAAATTCGCACCAGTGAGCTGTATCGCAAGGCCAGCAAAGAACGCCGCCCGGTGATTCGGCACACCAAAAGCAAAGCCAAAACCGATTATTGGGCACTCACACAAGAATTATTGGGAGTCAACCATGCGTAAACCAAGATCCATTACACTGTCGAACGAGAACCGCAGCGAAACGGTCAATCCCACCACCATCCGACTGACGACTTTTCAAGAAGATCAATTGGATTTGGTCATCAATGAACTGCGCCAGAAGCACCCGGAAAAACGCATTACCCGCTCGCGCTTGATCCGGGGCATGTGTTCGATCATCTACACAGACAAACAATTTACCCGCAAAGCGACCAAAGCCATGTTTGAAATGACGGAATGAACACGCTTGACTCACAATGCGGTTTTTTGCATCATACTCCGGCACCGTTCAACTGTTACCCGTCGAATAGACGGCTTAGAAAACAAAGTTACGAATCCCCATGAGGGGTTATGAGTTACCCGCCATTAGGCGGTTCGAGCGGTGCAACTTCCGGCCAGAAGTGTTCCCCAATTCTTGGGGATGGTTCAAAAAATGACTGAAAGCTTAGGAAAGTAATTAGGTCATCGTTAAGGTTTCCCCAGTTACTGGGGTTAGGTAAACGAAAAGCCCCGCGCAAGCGGGGTTTTTTTATGCCAGGTAGGAATTGACCAGTCGATCATCGTCCTCCAGCACTGGCGCCACCTGCACGGTTTTAATGAACTCCAACAGGCCGATGGCTTGGGAGCGATAGCGCAAGGCCGCGGCATCATCGTGATTGACCATCATATCTTTCAAAAACGCCACCTGTTGCTCCAGCGCCCGCAGCATATCCATGGTGGCGTAGTCCTGCGCCGCCACCCGCTCCACAATCCGCGCCAGCAACTCAGGATCGATTGCCCGGTTAGAGCTGTCCATTCTCCACCTCCTGATCAACCGCTTGCTTGGCCATGCGCCCGCTCTTTTCTTCGATCATTTCTTTCAATCGTACCTCCAGCGCCTTATACCCATCGGCATCCACCGAACGCATCAACTGCATCATGGCATCCTTTTGCGCCAATTGTTGCTCCAGCGCCTGTATTTTGGCCTTGTCGGCCATGTTGGCCTGATAATCTTCCTCCGACATCACAATGCCCGTGTCGCCCAGATCGCGGGCAATCAACGCCTGCTCGGCCAGTTTTCGGTAATCAATAAACGGCGCAAACAGCTCATTACTGAACATACCCATGGCCTGATCCAGTTGCGCCACCCGGATTTCTTTGGCCACCAGGGAAGAGGAACCGCGAGGCTTGACGTTGTAATCGCCCTTGATTTCCTCTTTTTCGCTAAAAATCATATTCCAGTGATAAATACCCTTGAGTGCGGGCAGGGTAATGCCGTCATCAAAAAACCGTACCTGATCCTTGATGTCCAGGTTGGCCGCACCCATCAGCATGGACAAGCCCGTCGCGGTGGAACCGGAACCGTTGTCACTGCCCCCGTGCATGTAAGAGGGGACCGTGTTTTCGTGAATACCCTCTTCCACATAGCTGGCCAAGGCCAGGTATTGATTGACGTGGTTGGGCGTGCTGACAATGCGCACGGCAGGATCATGGGCATTGCCCCCGCGCAGGAACACCCGACCCGGATAAATGTCTTTGCTGTTCTCTGTCGGCAGCAACAGATCCACGTTCACATCGTAGACATTGCCCACAGAGCTGGCGGCATTGTCCAACGCCGCCCGCCGGATACTGTTGAGCTGGCGCTGCTCGTCACGCATGATCGCCGCCAGGCCTTCACCGAATATGGAGGTTTCGTCTTTGTCGAAGTAATACAGGTTAAACGGGTGATCGATGCCCTCCAGCGGTTCGGCTTCTGCCTTGATCACGTATGGCCCCAGCATCCACACATTGGCCCAGGTGACGCCCTCTGGCACGTTTTCGGGCTCAAAACCCATCTGGATGTAGTCCTCTTCCGTCATCATCACCCAGCCTTCAATCACGTCATACAAGCGCAATGGCTGCTTTCTGCGGGTGTCCTGATCGGAATTCAACGCATCCAGCTCGGTTCTGTGCTCCATCAGTTGCGCGTCACCGTCCGGCATTTGCCGCGCATAGTCCATCAACACCTGCTTGTTAAAGCCCGGTATCCGCGCCAAGTCTTTGAGTTGCTGCGGATTCAACACCCGCAATTGAAAATGGTACTGGCAGTCTTCAATGTTGACCGCTTGCATATCCGGGAAATAGCACCACAACTCCACCGCCTCAAAAAACGGCACTCGCCGCTCTGTGCGCACTAACCGCCACTGTTGCGATTGCGGGTCCAGTTGCCAGGTGCGCTCAACCTTGTTTTTCACCATGGGGGATTTGAGCACCCCGGTCCCAAACAAGTTACCCGAATGAATCACCGTTGAGCAGATTTGCCGGTAATTGCCCTCTGAAAGCTGGTCATCAATCTCTGTGCGCATCCCCTCGCAGGCTTCTTTGGCCACCTCATCCTGCAACTCTTCCAGCATTTGCGGCGTGATCTGCCCCTGTGTTTGCTCCTGCAACGCCTGCATCCGCGCCATCCCCAACGGCGTCTGCAAGATTTGTTCGGTTTGCTTGGGGGTCGGCTCAATGTCCCAGTTGCGCTCTGCATTGGAGGGGAACAAAAGCTCTTTCATCCTCGCATCAAAGATCTTCACTTTGCGCCGGGTGATGCGCACAAAGGCTTTAGAGCGGTTTTTCGGGATCAGCTTGCGCATTTCCGGCGAATACAGGCCTTTGAATTGCCGCAGATCCTCCAGCCACCGCTGTTCTGTGGCCCGCCGGTCGCGCTTGGCATCGTCAAACATGGCCCGGATGCGCTGACCCGTCACATACAACGCTTGCTGCATGGCTTCAGTCTGACGGCCTTGACCTTCCTCATTTTCGTAGCCTTCCTTGAACTCCGGGGTGATCTGGTACATAGCCAACCTCTAACCGTAAAAGGGGCGCTGATCCGCGCCAGTGTTTGGGTAATCGGTAACGATGCCGCCACTGGTGGCCCCCAGCGTCAGGTACTGCACCGCATCGTGCGGGTGGGAAAACTTGTTTTTGCAGGGCGTGTCCCGGTAGCGCTCATCACCCGTGACCTGGACTCGCTCGTACTTGTAACCGCCGTTAAAGCCCTTGATCAACAACCGGCACTTGGGCGACACCAGCAAACCGGGCTCGCCGTCCACCATCAGATTGAGATAACCCGACACCGCCTCAATGCGGCGCAGCGGGTTGTTGGTGCTGGCTGGCCGGGTACGAAACCCCATGTTGACCTTGGTGCTGTTCAAAATGCCGATGGCGGTCTGCTCGTCCGTCTCCGCACGGGCACCCCCGGCAGGGTCAGCGGTGGAGCTGGTGACGATAAAACCGGCGTATTCTTTCGCCAGGTGTGGCTTCACCACGTCCCGCGCAAAGCGGGTGATGCCAATATCCTCGCCCAACAACTCGTCCAATAAGCGTAATTGGCCGCGCTTGGTGAGCTGGCCGATGATGCAGGCCGGTGTCAGGCCAAAATCCCAGCCCAGCAACAAGCCCAGCCCCGGTACAGGCCGAATAATGTGCTTGGCCACATGGCTTTGACTGCGAAAGGTGGGGTAAACCGGCTTGCCTTCCTGCACGGTGCCGTAATCACCGAGCAAATAAACCTTGATCCACTCCGGATCTTTGCCGGAGACTTGCCGCAGGTAGTAATCGTAGCCATCGGCCAGGTTGACGATGTTTTCCGCTTTCGGATTTGGGTGATAGGCGCCGTTGTCGTCTTTGAGCAGCGCCGCCGGCTGCCGGAAAAAAGCCCAGTTGTCCGGCGTGTCCTCTTCCGCCAGTTTGTACCACCAGTGGTCGTCATCCGGTGGGTTCGTGTCTGCGATACCGAAGGCTCTGGTTGGCCCCACACCGTCTTTGAGCGAGGGGTAACGGCCCACCCGACCCATGCCCGCATCAATCACCGTCTTCGGTATCTCGCGGGCTTCATTGAACCAGATGCCCGTTAGCTCCAAACTCAAAAGCTTTTTAACGTCCTTGGGTTTATCCAGGGCCAGGAACAAAAACTCAGCGTGGACGCGGGTGTCATCCTCCAGCTCCACCTCGACCGTGGCGGTAATAGGCGCCCCATAGACGATGTTGACGTGCTGATCATCCCACCACTGCAAAAACGTCTTGATGGTGGTGGCTTTCAGTTCCGGGTAGGTGTTGCGCACAATGGCCCAGCGGGTACGACGCACGCCATCGGGACCGGGCTTTTGCACCCACAAAGCATTGCGTTTTAACTCTTCGACACAACAAACGGACTTGCCGGAACCAATTGGCCCCATGATGCCCCGAAAAAAGCTAAGGTCTAGGTGAAAGCGGGTGCCCGTGGGCGTGGCGCGATAGACGTAATCAATCAGTTCGGGCTCTTGGATCATCGCCCCCATGATCAATCCGCCTCTGATGAATGATCGAATATTTGGGTGTAACTGACCCGCCCGCTGTGTTGCACTTGCTGCCTTTCGACAAACATGCGGTGGTATTTGCCGAGCAATTCCAGGGCTTTGTTGGCGCCCCCGGAATCAAAGCGCCAAATACCAGACTCGACCATTTCCTTAGTCTCTGGATTGAACACCATCACCGGCTCGGCCTGCATACAGCGCTCTACCATTTCCTTGAGCTTGGCTTCGATCCAGGATACCGTCACCGCCGACTCGGCCTCACGCTCTTCAAAATATTTCTTCAGATAGCGCTTAACCGCACGGCTGGCCAACAGCCTAGCCCCGCCATTGCGAGCGGTGCGCTCATTGCAGCCATACACTTTCTTGTAGGCCAACATCTCATCCAAGCCGTTCTGCACGTATTCCAGCACAAACGCATGGTGCTTGGGCTTGAGACCAAATTCGTCTTTAATCGAACTCATGCTTAATAGGTGCGGATTTTGGCGCGAGCGTCGTAGGTGATGGTCTCATCGATGGACCCACTCACCACATGCAACTTGAGGCGATAACTGCGCCGATCTTTCAAATTCAAGGCCTTAGACAAGGTTCCGGCCCATTCCCCACTGCCCGAATGCACCAGCGTATGGGGCCAGGTTTGACCCGTGACCGCGGTATCGCGCAAATCCGTCAGCGACACATCCACCGTCCCCGTGGTAATGGGATCACCCGCGTCATCCGTCAGCAAAACAGAAATGGGTGTGGTGTTTTCAATCGGCAATTCCAGCACGACTTCCCCCTCCATCAACGCCAGCACGGCGGTTACTTTTGTTTTTACAACCAGCTCAGCTTCCACGATTGCTCACCACGATTTCCAAGCGCCGGATCTTGTCATTCAGATCCCGCTCGGCCTCGAAGCGAGCACTTAAACTGCTTTCAATGCGCTCCATCCGCTTGTCCATTTGTTGCAGCTCCACTTTGGTGGTTAACAGCGAATCCATCACCGTGCGCATGGTCGTCATATCCCGCTCAAACGAGCTGACATTGTTTTCCAGATACCCCAACTTGGTTTCCAACACAGAAATAGCGATACGGGTGGCCATAAAACTGGCCACCACGCCCACCACCAACGTGGTTAGTACGTTGGTGACAATGTTGGAATACAAACTCCTGCGGTCTTCTGTCGTCATCCCTGACCTTGGTTATGGTGGTGGTGCTGTTCTTTACGTTTGGCAATGTGCGGGACCACTTTTTCAACACTGCGCCCCACCACATAGCCGCCTAAACCGATCTCCAACAAGCGCCAGGCCTCCTCACTGAGCCTAAACGTGGTCCAACCCATGGTATCCAGGCACACCAACGCCAAAAACGTCAGCATGGTGATGGGTCGCCAGTTGCGCTGTGCCCAGGACCGACCTTGCGCCTCTGCGACAATCACGTCGCGCTGAGCCGCTTGCAGCTTGCTTTCATACTCCATAAGCTGGACCACCAGTTTATTTTGCATATCCGCCATTTTGGCCTTGATCTCAAGCTTCTCTTCAGTGCTGGTATGCACGTCATCGATCAGCTTGGCCGCAGGCTCGAACAATTCTGTAATGATTCGCCAAGGATTCATGCCACTTACTCCACTGCTAGTCGCATCTTGGTTGTTTACGTCCTTACTTGCTTACTCCAGTCGTCATGCTCCATAACCAGAGCCAGGCGCTGGGCTCGATCACCCACTTGCCGCGCCCATTTGCTGTTTAACATTTCCGCCGCCGCCTCTTTGAAACGGCCTTCGGCAATGTATTTGCGGGTTTTGCGAAACTCAGAAAGCGTGGTCAGGCCCATGTTGAAGGCCATATCCGTGACCACCCCGCGGCGCACGTCCGACAACGTGAGCCAGGCTGGACCCAAAAAACGGCGAGCGTCTTTTTCGGCTTGCTCGTAATCCCACTCGAAAATGGCTTCTATAATGTGCTGGGGTAACGGGCGATCTTCGAGGTTGTGGCCATAGCCCACGGTCAACTTGCCCGCAGAGCACTGGTACACAGTGTCTCGATAGCCTTCCGCACGCTTGGTAAAGTTTTTCGCTTCCATGACACACAAGCGTAGTTAATCGAAAAAATCTTACCAATGTAAAACAGTACCCCCCCATACCCCCTTATAAATTGGGGGCTGTGGAGCATTTTTTGATATACAAGCAGACTACAATAAGATATACAACTCAGGGGAACACATGATTAAATTTTTAAATGATCCAGAATTGCTTACGTCCAACGCCCACGAACCCCTCAACATCCGGGACCAAGACGGCACCCTTCTGCTAAGTCTAAGCACTCGCCAGGCTTGGACCACAGATTCTCTACAGGAGATTTCTGAATTGTGGGAAGAGGTGTATGAGGTGAAAGGCGCCCCCGTGACGGCATTTCTGGGCAACACCCATATCGGAGGTACAGAATGAACACAAGTAACCCACTGCTGGAGATTTTAGTGGCCTCGTCCGTTTGCCCATCGGTGTACGACCCCACCGACAACATGAAACAAGCCGATCATGTGGCGCTGCTGCTTAACGGCAAACCCCTGCTGCTCTGTGGCTGGGCCGGTGATGAGGATGCTTTACGGCTTGCACAAGGGCTAGCCGGGGATGATGTGTTTCGTTACAACCTGCAACGTCTGGTTGATAAACACATTTTGATGGCAGACTGCGGCATCAACGCCGTGAATTTACAGGTGGCCACTGTGTCCGGTGATAACATTGACTGGCAACCCATCCACGAAGCCATTGCCGAAAGCGAGCCCGGCTGCTCGGACCTCATGGACACCGGACCCGGCGACCTGATGGCGATACTGCTGGAGCCTTGCCGCCTATTGTCCATCATCCTCTGCACCACCACCGCGGCTCGGCATTTCCGAGGCATTGACAGCCCCCTCCTGATGGGGCGGATCACTGGCAACTTGCCGGACAAATTCAGCATCAACTAGCGCATTAGCAAGCCGAAGCATGGGCTCTGCGTCGGAGTCAAACACCCGGCACTCCACCGGAGCCTGCACCAGCGCCGCCGCCAATTTCCGCCACAAGGGCTCGATCTGTAAGCGCCGGTAGTGCGCCTGCTCACGCTCCAACTTGATTTTCTGCGCGACTGCATCCGGCTTGCGCATGTAGCGTTTTAAATCAATGCGATAATGATCAGCGATAGCACACAGAAAATTTCCGGAAGGCACACCCAAACCACGGCACCAATTATTTACAGCTTGACGGCTGCAATCACCGAATTTAGCCATGATTGAATTCACCCGGCTATAACCCACACCCTCACGCCGCCTCACCAGCTCGATAAACCGCAGCAAAGCCCGTACCTCCGCTGGGCGATTCATGAAGTAGCTTTCCCCGTCTTCATCCCAGTACATGGGCACATCATCAAGGTGCCAGTAGTAGCGGCGATCTTGCACCAGGCAGGACGGGTGCGGCTTCCACACCGCCCGCGGCGCTGGCAGTCGGTTGGGTGTCACGTTGTAGTAATGGCAATAGTTCTCTCGCAACACCATACGTCGCTCACTTTCTTTGTACTTATTGGGGTAACTTTTGAGCAGCACCAATCCAGTCTCAGGATCAAGGTTGTCCGGCTCCCGGACCTCGACGATGGGCTTTGGCTTGGGCTTCACTTTGGGTTGAGGTTGAGGTTGAGGCTTGGGCTTTTCTCGCTCCAATGGTTTCAGATAGGGCGCAGCGTGTTTCAACAGCTCGATCATATCAGGCGTCACATCCGGCACGCGCGCAAACACCTTGGCAAACTCCCGCTGCACGAACTCAGCAGAGGCGCCACCAGCCCAGTGCTTGTATTGGTGTATCCCGCGCCATCGATCAATGCGCAACGACCAGGCCTCATTGATCTTCTTCCGTTGTGCCTCTTCCTGGATGATCAGCCAGTCTGACGCCTGCCGGTGATCGTTGTAAAACAACGCATCCATATCCAAACAGTGACTGATCGTTGTAATACTGAGCGTTTTTGAGTCTTGACGGCGCTCAAACCGCGGCCTTGGCGTTAAATAAATGGAAGGTGAATGACTGTAGCTCATCGTATCCAAGACTCCACGACATTGGGATCATCCTCAACATCCTTGCAAATGTAGATGGTGGCTCCCTGCCCCTTGATCCAATCCCGCACCGGCTCAATATGGCCACTGACAAACAGGTGCTGAGTCGGCACCACCATGCTGTGTGGGCCAAAGGTCTCTGGACTATGCACATTGAACAGGCGCCCCACGTACTTACCCGGAAAATCCAATGGGTTGTGGTAAATGGTCCAGATTTTAAAGGGATCATCGATTTCCATTAGTTTCTCCCATTTCTTACGACCGTTCTGAAAATCCTATCCACCGTGGGCGAAACACATAACACGGTCGCCACTTTCGCGCCGAACTCATGGGGACACAGCACCAACAAATTCGTTAAATCGTCCCGCAACGGCCCAACGGACACGGATGCACAAGGGTCCGTGATCACCTGATCTGCCTTAGCCCAATGCCAACTTAAATCGTTGAATCTAATTTCTGACTTATTTCGCAGCTCCAGAAGATCCTCTTCTGATCGCGGTATACCTGCTGCCTGACCATGCTTTTCATAAGCCACAAGCACTTGCATTATTTCCAACACGGTTCTGTCAAAGACAAGCGCCGCGGCCATATCACCGCACTGCTTCAATTCTGCTGGCCCACACACTATCACCGGTCGATCCTGACAACAGACTGTTGCCATAAAAATGTCTGGCAGCGTTTCCGATATTTCTAACTCGTCAATTTTGTAGGGCGATGATGTCAAACGTTCACCAACCCGTTCAAAAGCCTTTTGAATGAAACCATCCATGCGTAAACCCTTGAAATAAAATAGTTATTTTGGTGCGTGCTACAAAAACGGGGTGTTTTGCACGAAAACGCCACGGTTTTGCACACTTTTTTGCTCGATCACTACAAAAAATAGCGAAAAAACCCGCTTTTTGGCACATATTTAAGTCTGATTCGTTTGTATATACAAACAAGCCGTTTAGCATCCAATAAAATCAAGGGGTTAGCAATGGAGTTGAACCACGCGCAGTTTGCCGCTTTTTTACGTTGCGCCGAGCAATTGGCCAAAGACAACGAAATCAGCCTCAAATACAAGCAAGGTTATTGCTACGGATTGCAGCGCTTTTATCACGGCCACAGCTTTCGATTGCCCGACAAGCTGGAGCAAATGATGGACCCGGATTTCTGTGGTCAGGATTTTGCGGAAGGGTTTACCGAAGGGTTTGAAGGCAGACCGCCAAAATACGAAAGCGGCTTGCTCGGCAATCAGAATGCCCGTAAATATTCGCAGAGCACGATGCTGATCATGCGCTGTGAGACGTTTGATAAAACCCGCTGGATGACCATCAGCCAGCGCAACAACCTGTCACTGACTGAAGCGATCACCAGGGCATTGAACTATGCGGTGGCTAATCCTGAAGTTTTAAGTGACTCGTAGGCGGTTGCTGCGATTCGTAGCAGCTCCTGATGCTGGCTCTGAGACAACTCGCCCTCAGTCAAAGCAAGGAAAGCACTGAGCAGAGCACCAGGTACTGGCCCATGAGGTTTAATACCGACCTTGAAAGGGTTGTTTTGACCCAAACTATCCTCAGTCCAAACCTTAACAACACAACGCTGCTCCAGTATAACAGCAGTATCAACATACCCATTGCTATTAAAACGACGGTGAATCGCTTTCATCAAGAAGCTCCCTCTTGCACGCCATGGCGATACTTTGCAGTTCGTTGTAGCTGGCATTTTCTTCGATGTACCATTCCACATCAAAGCCCGTCAGCTCGTCAATTTGAATCAACTCCCGCTCGTCAAAGCGGCGTTCCAGCTCGTCCAGCAATTGCGCCGCATCCAGCTTATCACGCATTTGAAACAAATCTTTGAGGCGGTACTGTTTTAACACCATGGCAACCTCCAAACGACTACAAAAAGAATACGATTGTATTCTACTTGTATTCCAATTACATCACTTTGCCTTGTTGTTAATCACCCCATTTATGGTATGCACGGACACCCCGTAACGCCGCGCCAGCTCTGGCTGAGTGATGCTTTTCGCCATGCGGATTAATTCATTGGCTTCCTGCAACAGTTCCATTCCATCTTTGCGCATGGCATTGGCCCACTTGGTGAGTTCCGCTTTGCGGCTCCACTCCTCCCGAATGTCCTCCACATCGTCATCACTCAGCACCTGGGCGTGACCGCCGTGTTTTTTCGGGTTACTCATGCGGGTGAAATCCGATCAAATCATGCCATTGCTTGAGCAACGTTTCAGTGAGTTCGTTCATCGAGGTCAAGGCAAGTTCCTTTTTCATGGCTTCCGCAATGCCCATCGAGCGGAAGTAGGCCGCCTGCTTGAGCAAGTAGTCCGTCAGCTCTCTGGTTTGCTTCTGGTGGGCGAGTTCGTGGTGAACCTGACACAGGGGTACGGTATAAAAATCATGGGGCTTGGTGGCCGTGCCAGCGGTCGCAGAGGTGCGCACATGATGCCATTCAACCTCACCCCCGCAGGCCTTAGCCGGGCAGCGTATGGCCATGTGAAACGTGTCGTTCTTGCGAACACTGGTACACAAACAGGGTTGATCATGAATCAGTTTGCTGTGCATGGCAGGTGTGTAGACTCGCTCGCGCTCAAGCACGGCCCACAATTCCGGGTTGTTAAAATACCCCTCTTTGTACAAAGTTTGAGCCATTGTGACGGGTTTTTCAGGGGCGGGTTGCTCAAATAACTCTTCGACCTGGCCAGCGTCGTTACAAATCCCAATCGCTGAATGGCTGTGAGCGACTTTAAGGGCTCCTGTGAGGATCATGCCATGCAACCCTTGCCCCAGCTCCGAAAACGCCTTGTACAGCTCCTCATCCAGTTCTACGGCCATAATATACCGCTGCCCACGGTTGTGTTGCACAACTTTGATGCGCGGGTTCATAAATTCAACGTGAAAAAAGCGATTGATAAACCACAGTGGTGATTTATCAATCAACCGTTCCGAATCAGTCATTTAGGCCATTTTTGTTGTGTGTTTCCTAACCGAACTTTAGACGAAAAGCTTCATGACGCAAAAATGACAACTTGGCCGGGTTTTTTATCGTAAAACTCACCGGGTTTTTTATCCCGAAATTAAAAAACCTGTAACCAGGATCTTGAGACCGCGAACCTGACGCACCCCAGATGCCAGTTCTGTGGTCAGGGGGGCAGAGTGTGGTCAGGGTGTGGGTAACGGGTGGGCGAGTGTTTTTTCGTCCACGTGTTATCCATGCTCTGTCCATCACGCTCGCTTGCGACTGTCCCGCTGTCCACAAGCAGGAAAGATTAAAATTTAAAATTGAATTTTGTATTGTTTCTTTTTTGTTCTGATCAAACGCTAATCACCCCCGGCTGCTGAAATTTTTCAAAATTTATATTTCTATTTTCTTTTCTCTTTTCTTTTCTTACTTTTCAGGGCTGTAACTTATTGATTTTAAACATTTTAAATCCAAGTTTTACGACAAAAAACCCGGTTTTTACGACAAAAAACCCGGTGCTTACGACAAAAAACCCGGTGCTTACGACAAAAAACCCGGTTTTACGACAAAAAACCCGGTGAGTTATCCACAGGCTGCAAGTTATCCACAGGCTGTTTTTGATTAGTTATTGTTCTGTATGGGTTTTTTTTACGATAATCAGGTTTGACATTCTCCCTTCTTATACTAGGCTCGCTCCTGTGCAATAATAAATGGAATAAGGACGCACTCCGTTATGACCACACCCGTTAATGACGAGACCAGAATTATGAAAGCAAACGAATTGGTTCATGCCTGTTACTTTCTAACGTTACGCGAACATCAGCTACTGGCTTTTGCACTGGCCACAATTCCAGCAAAACACCCAACCACTGAGTACTTGGAAGTCATTATAAATTTGGACGCCTTTAGGCGGTTTTTTGATTTAAACGAAAAAGAAATCCGAATCAGCGACCTGATGAGAGCCGCTGACCGCCTCTACGAACGCTCAATTGAAGTCCACGATGAAGCAAACGACATAAGCAAAAGTTGCCGCTGGCTGCATTTTCTTGAAAAAGACAAACCGAAACGCAGGATCAAGCTGCAATTTACCCCAACGGTCAGCCAACATCTAACCGGACTGATTGAGTACACCTCTTATTCCATCGGCGTGATCAAACAGTTCAGTAGCTGCTACACCCTACCGATCTATGAAATGCTGGCCCGATGCCGCAACATGAAAAAAGATATTCTTTGCCTCACTTATCCGGAGCTGCGCAAAAAACTGGCCATAGGCAACAAATACACCAGAGATGCGGATTTCAAAAAATGCGTCATCAACCCTGTCCTAGCAGACCTAGACAACAATACAAAACTCAGCATTACCTATGACTTGGTTAAAGAAAATAACATTTACCACCTAATCATAATGATCAAGGACGATATCCCGAAAAAGCGCACCTACATCACCAAAGCCATGATTGCAGACGCCGCTCAACCCGGAGAATCCCTAGATCAAGTCAAAGCACGACTGAAAAATCAAAATCCCAAACCCGGCGAATCTTGGGAACAACTCTCTAAGCGCCTCAAAGAAAAACTGAATAAATGAGTCTCACAACTGGTGAGACTCCCCAGTCTCAACCTGTTTCAGCTTTTGAACGCAGGCTTTCAGCTTTTGAAAGCAATTGAGACTTGCCAGTATCACAGCTAGTGAGACTCATGGATAGACCCATTTTTAGCTGTCACGTCTGCAAAAAGCTGCGATTCATCAATGATGTGGGCGTGGTCGTCACCCGCTACCAGAACAGCAAAGACCCGCGCTATACGTTCCAGGAGAATGTGCGCTACTGCAAAGACAACCCCGACTGCTTAGAAAAGGCCAAGCAAATGCGGTTTAACCCGCTTGAAGACTATGAGGTTCAGACGGTGGAGCTGATTGATTAGGTTCAAATTCTTCAATTTCTTCAGATTCCATAGTTTCACAACCCAAAAAGCGGAACTTGAACCTCAAAAACTCCTCAACAGGTATACCGCGAGACTCTAAAAACCGGTAAATCATTCGCTCCGCTAACGTCACGCCGATTTGCATCGTTTCGCTTAACGCCCACGCTACAGGATCGCCATACTCATCACGCATATCAACGGAACCAATGATATCGTCCACCGTGCATCCATGGGTATACGCCATCATTGCCAACACCACGGCGTCAGAGCCTACGCTTTGCCAGCAATAATTGAAGTCCATCGGCATCTTTAGCACTTCTTCATAAAAATCCACGTCCAACTCACCCTGCCAACGATCAGCCAATTCAATGGAAACACCACTCAAACATATTTTATTTACTTCTCGCGCAGTCAAGGCCATAGCAACCCTCCTTTTTTAAACATCATCCAAGCACCTTTTCACCAGGCACGCAAACGCTTTATACATACCGGATTGCTACGGACGACTACGGACAATCACAGCCGACGAACGGTTAACACTGGCTTTAATCAATGACACACTCCATCAACTCATCCAATTCTGCCTGCAACTTTGCACTGTATTGCGCAACACTCTCAATCATTCGCAAAGTGGACAGACAATCACCCACTGCGGTATGGGCACCCTCCCGGCTCACCCCCGCCGCATAGCAGGCATTGGACAACGATATACCCCCATAGCGATTGGTGGCCCCGAAGGCTTCCACAGCCATGTACATGGCACAACACCAGCCCAGATCACGCCACGGCATGGCAATTTCATAGGCACGGCTGCTGCTGTACAACATTTCTTGCTCAAACTCCGCATTGAACGCCACCACCACCGCCTCACTGGCCAACAACGTCATCACTTGCTGCACGATTTCATTCCAAGCCGGGCAATCGTTTAAGTCTGCTATCGTGATACCGTGTATTTCTTCCGCCTCTGGGTTGATATCCACAGTAGGCCGCACCCGCTGATCCATCAGCACCTCGCCCCGGTGGTTGACAATCCCAATCTCAATGATCTGATCGGTTCTATGACTCAATCCAGTGGTCTCAACATCCAGGATCACGCAGGACTTGAGCACATCCTGAGCCACCAGACTGGCTTCACCATGCTTTGAGCGTAACCGCGCTTTCAGACCGGCAATGGTGCTGCCCCGCACCTGAGCCGGCGTGCGCGGTTTTTTCTGGATCTTGACGCAATCAGCCACTTTGTAGAGGTTGTACTTGCCATTGAACTGCACAGGTGCCCCCTTCTTAGGTCTCAGGCCCATTTCTTTCAGCACACCCTTAGTGTGTAACGCTTCCCCCTCCAGCTCGCCCTCTGGTATCTCTTCGCAGTCGTCCGGATCATACAAAGGCCAGTCTTTGTAAAAATCTTTAGGTTTGGCGTCGGGCTTAGGCCGCAGGTTGTACTCTTCCCGCAACCGTCTCAGTCCATACAATTTGTCACTCATAACAACCCCCTTTCGGCATCTTCATAAGAGGATACCGAAAGGAGCCAGCCAGCCTAAGCCTTTTCTGCCTCTATTTCCCGGTAACGCATCCAAGCCTCCACCACCGATTGACGCCAGGCTATGGATTTTTTGCCCACCTTGATCGGCGACGGAAACTCACCCTCTTGAATGTCTCGCAAGATCTGTGACTTGGACTTACCCACTTTGTACACCAAATCACTGATTCGCAAAAAACGGTCATCTTTCAGCGGCTTTAGGTATCGTTGCCATGGCGTGCTTGTTTTCATCGTTCTGCTCCTGTTGTTTTGTAGTGCCATCACACTTTAATCAGAACCACAAGCCTCCATCAATTTATTTAGGGTGCGATCCAAACACCCCAAGCCCAGTTAAGTCCCTGTTTTCGATAAACATTTACTATGGAACCAAAATATATTTGAGCATTATCTATCCTATAATTTATACCATCCCCTGGCGGTGGCTTGCTTTACGCCTCCAGAAAAACCCTATGTAATCAACACAAACACTTGAAATATTTCTACACTTTCAGCGACATAGACGAACGAGAGACAACAAAAATGGACGTGATTGGCGAATACCAGGTCATCAGCGCGGAGTGGTTCACCCCCTATGGGCAGCCCCAGATCGGCATAGTGACGGTGCAGGACGAGGAGGGCGTGAAAACCTTCATTGGGCAAAGTATCTCCCCGGCCAATGAGCAGTTGGATATCAAGCACATTGTGGAGACGGGTGCCGGGCTCCGGTTCCGCGACATAAGCCACAAAATGAATTTGTATAAGCGCTACAAAAGCGACAAAGTGAAGGTGTTCTAAGTTGATTATTTGAGCAAATGGACTACATTTTGAACCGTTCGACGTGAACAATCCTTGAAATGACGTGTTTCGTTCCGGCGCTTGTAACCCCCCTGATTCGATCTCAATAACAAGCGCCGATTTTTTTCCCCTTTAATTAACCTGTTTAAGCAGAAGTCAATTAACTTTACGGGGATGGTATAGTTATGGATGACCCTTGCTTGCCCATTGTTTATTTGTCATACTGTTTCTACGCCGCATAGGCGGCCTAGAAAAGGAGGAATCATGAATACACTCAAACTGGCCATGGCATTTTTTGAAATGAAAGCGGGTTCACGGCTCAGCATTCTGGATTTAATTGTGTTTCTGCAAATCTACCACCACCCCGAAAGCGGCAAGAGCGATTTATGCGAAATCATCTACGGCCAACGTGATGCGAGTAAATCATCGCTGGATCGCCCGGTAACACGGTTGCTCAATCTTGGCTTGATCGAATGCATTGAAAACCCCAATCGAGCAAGCAAAAACGGCGATTCACACCGCTGGTACAAAATCACGAATCAGGGCAAAAAATTAATCGCAACGTGCAGGTAACGATATGTATTATTTTATCAATTACGATGCAAATACCGACAGAATCACGATATCAACGTATAGAAACACCGGCTACAGTGGTGACATAGGGGATCTTGCAGAGGCTGTAGAACAGCAAAATCTATGTGTCAATTGCCCGTTAGACGGCGCAAAAGACACACTGGAAGATGGGTCTTATTGGAATGGAATGAGCATTTCACAAGAAACACTCGAAACCATTCATTTTGAAATTTCTCAATTTGAGGCTTCCAATTCCTCATGATCCAAAAAAATATTCACTTTAAGATACTGCTTAATCTCATGATCAAGTTCGCTCAACCGCTCGTCGGCCTGGTCTTCACCCAGGTCGGCACACTGCATCACCATACCAAACATCGTCATCGCACCCGCAAAAAAAGCCTTTTTCATTTCATTGGCTTGCACGGCGTTGACGTTGGGAATGGTGGCTTGTCGGAAGCCTTCCCACTCTTGCTCAATCGTCTTCAGTTCTATCTGCATGATTTCCTCCCCACGCTTTCATAAGTTCAGTAATACGCATTTCCAAAATGTTCTCGTAAGACAACATGACCAGCGCTTGCAACTCCAACAGACGCTGACCCGTGGCGATCATCATGGCTTCCGTTTCGGTATTGATCCAGGGCTTTGTACGCAATGCTTTTTCTAAATGAATGCTTTTAATCCGCAATTCATCACGCTCTATGCTCAGTTTGGCAACCAGATCTTCAATCTCAGACATCGGGCAATTCCTCCACCTCTGCATCCGTCATCATCACCCATTTGAAAGAAATATCAAACCGTTCACCCTCTTCCCAACAGGATGAATCACCCACCACCCCCGATATGTCGTCAGGCGCTAACAGCCACGACAGATCATCGCAATAATAAAACAAGCGCGGTTTTTTCTCGTCTACCTCCATGAATCCCCCGTGATCATGGCCCGGTTCAAGTCCTCTGAAATAATGCGCATGGTATCGGCCTCTTCGGCCTCTTCGATCAAGCCGGGCAAACCATCAGAGACTTTTTTCATGATCGCATCCACCAGGCGTTCTACCTCTTCATCACCATCGAGCTTTTCATAGAACAGCATGGCTTGGTCAGCATGATCCTCTTTCTTAAACGTGAACATGGTGCTGATCTCACCCACCGGGCTTTTGAGGCCACCCCACACCAACATCAAATAGGATTGCTGGGGCTGAATATCCACCTGTACTTTGATTTCATCAAAACGTGTTGATTTAAACGCTTTCTCTTCCATTAGTCTTCCGCTCCTGTGAAGGTTTTGCGCCGTTCCTTGTTCAGTTGCAACAGTTTTTGGCGCAGGGTATCCGACGACTCCTTGAATTCATCTGCCGAAATCATATTACGCCGGAACAAACGTTCTGTCTGCGTTTGCTCGGACTTCAGTTGTCGCTCGCGGCGATCAAAGGCCAATTCGTGGTAGTAAAACCCTTGCCGCACGTTCTGACCTTGGACCTTGATACCGACTGAGCTGGCAATGGCCGCGGGCACACTGTAGGTTCGGCCCAGTGGGTCCACCCCGCCATCGATGGCGGTGTTGATCTTTTCCCAGTACCAGGATTTTGGTATCCAGGGCGCAGAGGGCATTATGCCTTTCCACGCCCAGCTTGCGGTTTTGGCCCAGCGCTCGCTGGTGGTGTCCGTCAGCTCGTTGCTGATTTCATCCCCCGTAAAGCCCACCTTGTTCAAAAACATCTCTGCGGCCAGCATTAACGGCCCACCGAATTGCAGCGGCGCCGGGATCGGCACGGACGGGTGCCCAATGTTGGTATCAAAGATATCCCCGGCGGGAATGAAGCGGCGCACGTCCAGGAAGGTCGGGTCTCCGTGCTGATCAAAAACGGGCATCCGGATCATACGCGGTATCCCCAGCCAGGTTTTACCCTGAATGTCTTCCCGTAGCGAGCGGCGTTCCTCGTCCTCATCCCCCGGCGCCATGGCATAGCCCAGGCTGTTCAAGGCCTCCGCCACCACCATGTATTTCAGGATCTTCCAGGGGCGAGCCGCCAGCGAGCGGGCAATCACCGGCACCGCCCGATAGGTGTAAGCCACAAACGGCAACACCGAATTGCGCAACACATTGATCACTGGGGCTCGAATGTCGTAATCGAGGAATTGCTCCCGTGCGTATTTTGCCGCGGCTTGCGGGGTATCCCCCAGGCTCATGCGGCGAATGTAGGCGGCCATCCGAAAAAACTCGTCTTCCCACTGGTACAAGTCCAACATGGCCTGATCCGCGGGTTTTAAGCCCAGCTTTTCAATCTGCACCCCCGTAAACGGCACGGTTTTCGGTTGTTTCAATTGGTGCCCATGCCAGGCTTTGTCCATGGCAGTGCCGATTAACGCAAATTTCTGCACAAACTCATTGCTGCCCGCGGCTTTAAAAATGGCGTTCTCCCAAAAGCCCTTGTCGTTGTTGGCCTGCTGCTCCAATTCTTTCAGCAAGTCGCCGTACAAGGCCTGTCGTAGCTCGTTCTCCACAAAGCCGTTGCCAAAGGCCTGATGATCCACCGCCATCTGATAGAACTCGTCCTTGTCGCGCATGGAGATAAAGGCCTGCTTGATATCGCGCAGGCGCACATCGGCCATATCCGCGAATAACAGGTTACTCATGACGTTGTTGAGGTGGACCACCACGTTTCTGGCGGTTTTGTTCAATTTCCAGAACCGCATCAAGTGGCGCCAGAAATTGACGTGCTGCATCATTTCCACTTCATTCAGATCCCGCCAGATTTCCACCCGCACGTACTTACCCGCCAGCTTGCCCCACTTCTTGGCATTGCTCTTGGCAATCTTGTCATCG